AAATAATTAAAAATATTTTATAAATGTATTGCGTATTCAAAACATTGTGTATATTTGCCTATCAATAATTCACTAATCAATTACTCAAACGCTATGACAACTCAAGAATTTAAAGCAATCGCAACAAAAAAATTCAACACTATCTCTACTAATGATTTAATTGCTGAATCTAAAAAACTTATGTTTGATATTTCAGATGCTTCTGATTTAGTATTAGAAGTTATAACTGATATTCTTTTTGAAAGAATGCCTGAATCAGAATTTATCGAATATTCAAAATCACTTTAAAAAATCAAGGGAGGCTAATAACCTCCCATTTCATTTACTTAATAAATAAAATACTATGACACAAATTGAAGCAATACAAATGAATATCCATAAAATAAAATTGGATTTAAATAAGGCTCGTAAGTTAAAGTCAGATGACTATCTTGAAAAAATGACTATTGATTCAACAATAGAAAATTATTTGCAATTACTAACAAATTTAAGATATTCATTAGCACAAGCAATTTTACAAGAATCAAAATAACTATGAACACAATGCACTACTCAGAAGTTCTAAGGTCAGAAATAAATAGAAAAAACGATTTGCTTGATTTATTAAGTGAAGAGTTAACTAATACACTTGCCTATCTATGCTCCAGTAAATTTCAGGGATTTGAAAATAACTATGTGAATGCTCAAGAAATGGCAAACAGAATATTGGAAATTAGAAGTCTAATTTTAGCAAAATACTAATGACCAACCCACAACAAGCACTCATAGGTATCTTAATGACTGGTGAAACACATCAGGACTTAATACCTCAACTTAGTGAGCATCTCTTCAATGAGGTACTTACCTCAAGATGTTATGCAGTAATCAAAAAAGCTATTGACAAAGAACTTACACCTAATATCGTCAATTTCTTTATGACTGCTAAAGACATTGATAAGTTTACACCTAAAGAAATATCTGAGATAGTTACTTGGTCAAATAACTTGACCTATAATGAACCAGTCAACGAATACATTGCTATTTTAAAAGATGAACACATTAAGAGGTCAATAGCATCAATTGTAACTGAGCAGTCATTAGGTCTAAGTAATAACGATGGATTCACTACTGCTACATCAATTATCAAATCATTAACTGATTTACTTGATACTGGTTCTAACTCAGATAATATTATTAACCTATCTGACCTTACCAATGATGAAAGGGAGTCATACTATCGTAGGGCAGCATTAACTCAATCAGGTAAGACTACTGGTCTTGAGACTGGGTTAAAGTCACTCAATAAGTTTACTGGTGGATTCCATCCCGAATTCATAATTATTGCTGGTAGACCAAGTATGGGTAAAACTGCACTTGCATTATTTCATGGAATGAAAAGCGGTGAGGCTGGTATCTACTTCAATCTTGAGATGAATAAGTCTCAACTATGTCAAAGGTTAATACTTCAAGATGCTGGTGACTCAATCCACTCTTCAAGGTTACGTGATGGTAACCTAAGTCAATCTGAGTTACATTCATTTGAAAAGACAATAGGTAGTATTGAGAAAGCACCATTCTTGATTTACGATAAAGCAAGATGTGGAGTTCACGAGGCAATAAGAGTGATGAAACGTGAACATCGAAAAGGTAGGTGTAAGTGGGCAATAATTGACTACTTACAATTGATGACAATAGAAGGCTTTAAAGGTGGAAATCGGGAAGCAGAAGTTGCAGAGATAAGTCGAACATTGAAAGCAGCACAGAAAGAGTTAGGTATACCAATTATAGCATTAGCACAATTGAGTAGGGAAGTTGAAAAGAGACCCGATAAGAAACCTATCTTATCAGATTTAAGAGAATCAGGCTCACTAGAACAAGATGCTGATTCAGTTGCATTCGTATGGAGACCATCTTACTATGGATTGAATGATGATAATGGAAATCCATACACCAATCACATCTTCTACCTATTTGAGAAACATCGTCAAGGTGCTACTGGTGTGGTTGAGTTTAGGCACTCATCCAATATGACCAACTTTACAGATGTTACCACTCACGAGATAGGTAGTACATATTTACCACAACCAAAAGACTTACGACATTATGCAGATAAAGACTGGGATAAAGAAACCGACCATACACCTTTCTGAACCATTACCTTGTGAGTTTAACTACTACGAGATAAGAGGTGGTAAGTGTGAATTTGCTAAAGTGTATCACGGAAAGATACATTGCAGTAATAAACAATGTACAACATAATCATATAATCACTATATTTGTTGACTATGGAACAAATCAAGAAAGATAACAGAGGTGGTAAAAGACTTGGTGCTGGGCATCCATTCAAATATGGTGAACGTACAATCAATATCACATTTAGAATACCAACATCACACAAGAGTCTTATCAAGGCAATGGTAAAAGAATACCTAGATAGGGTGAGTGCAGAATATAAATCAAATAAACCAAGTAAATCTGAACAACATTATGGCTGCTGAACAAACATCAATTGAATTAATCTTTGAGAAACAAAACGAACTCAACATAGATGATTTTAATCTATGGCTCACATCAAGCTATGAAGAGTTAAAGTCTCAGCATAAAATGGAAGTGATGGGTGCATATGAATGTGGATTAGAAGACTCAGAAACAGAAAGGTATTCACAAGTAGCATCAAAGAATTTCTACAACGAAACCTATGGACAATAACCTACTTTTAATACCTTGTGCAATTGAATCAGTTGCTACAAGAAGAGATAAAACCTTAAAGGTAGTGATAGGTACACAAGAACTAGCACCATCTAAAGCTGCTGAGTTATTCAATCAATGGACATCAGGTGTAGGTGTGATGGCATTTAAAGGAGAAGCATTCAACTACAATGATGAGGAATTGCTAAAATCAATCAAGATAGATGCTGAGGAAATGGGTAGCAAAACACCCAGTCAAAGATTAAGGTCTTGCCTATATGTTTTGTTTGAACGCAATCCTGAAGGATACCAAGACTTTAATAACTACTATTCTGCTATGATGGATAAGTTTATTGACATGGTTAAGAAACGAATTGATACCTACCAACTTTAATACCTATGAACAAGACTCACACAATAGAAGATGGTAGTGGTAATAGATTAATTGCCACACATAACGATGCAGTCATTAACCTATCACTATTACTTATTGATGGTAAGAAGAGAGCCATAGGTCAAATAGATAAGGCTACAAGGACATTAAGGTTAATAAGGTCAAGGTCTAAGCATCTAATGAGAGTCAATAACTCTTATGGTATCAACTACTATCTTATAGAGAATGGTAAGGCATTTGATAAAGTGCAGATAGTAGATGAGCAGAATAGCTGGCTAGTGACTAAGGAATATCTCATAGAGCATTGCACCACAATGAACTTCAAGGCTCAAGGGTTTGAGTTACAGAAATTCATATCACTTGATAAATTAAATACATTTGCAAAATGATTAAAACAAAGAGTGTTAAGATTGGTGAGGTAAAAGTAAATCCAAACAATCCACGACTTATCAGAGATGACAAGTTTGCTAAGTTAGTTCAATCAATAAAAGACCTACCTCAGATGCTTGAGATACGTCCTATCGTTGTTAATACCGATATGGTGGTATTAGGTGGTAATATGAGGCTGAAGGCTTGTAAAGAGGCTGGATTGAAAGAAGTGCCTATAATCATTGCAGATAACCTAACTGAAGACCAACAGCGTGAGTTCTTGATTAAAGACAATGTTAGCGGTGGTGATTGGGATTGGAATATGATTCAATCAGAATGGGATACTAATGAATTAGCTGAATGGGGTTTAGATGTACCATTTCTGTCTAATGAATACAATTCAATTACAGATGATGATGTAGATATATTAGAAGATTTTGACCCAGTAGGTACAAGTGTTGGAGTACAAAGGGTTGTATTTATATTTGATGGCGAAGAAGAGGCAGAAAGTTATCTAAATTCACTTAATGTAGAATTTAAAAAAATGAATATGGCATGGCAAGTAAATTTAAGTACTAAAATATGACTATTCCTAAAAGATTTATAAGAGTATGGATTGGAGGCAATAATCCAATACCAATTCAGTTTAATAAATGGTGGAAAGAATTGCAAGAAATTCATCCTGATTATGAGTTTATAACATTATTTGATTGGTCATTAATAAATATACCTGATGAATACAAGAAAATAATACCACAAATAAAAACATGTGCTGGTATTTCAGATATAGCAAGAATACTTGCAGTATATCAAATTGGTGGTATTTATGTAGATACTGATATAATGCCAATAAGGTCATTTGATAAGTTAGTAAATAGCAATCAACCATTCTTAGGTAAAAGGTCAAGTAAATCATTTGAAACTGCAGTAATTGGAAGTCCAAAACATCATCCAGCAATTTATGATGTTATTAAGGCATTTCCAAAATGGTTTAATGAACATAAATCTGCATCAGCACCAGTTCAAACTGGACCAGCATTTGTATCATCAGTATTATTTGGTAGGAGTGATGTAACTCATTTATCAGTTAAAATATTTTATCCATATAATGGATTTATGGCTCCTAAAAGGTTTGAAAAAGAATTAATGTTTAAAAACAAAAATAATTTCCCACCTGAAATGATAGCAGCACATTTTTCAAATCATAAGTGGGGTGGTAAGCCATAAAGTATAAATATGACAACAAAATATCCAGTTTACATTATCAGTAAAGGAAGGGCATATAATCCTATGACTGCTAAAAATTTTGATAATGCTGGTATTGATTATCTTATAGCAGTTGAGCCACAAGAAGAGCAAGAGTATGTTAATGCATTAGGTAAAGACAAAGTATTAGTTTTGCCATTTTCAAATCTTGGATTAGGTAGCTATCCTGCAAGAAACTATTGTTGGGAACACGCTAAAGCAAAAGGATATAAATATCATTTGTTATTTGATGATAATATACAAGGATTTGCTAAATGGATTAATGGCAAACGTAAAAAAATTGATGACATACAATATGCATTAAAATATGTTGAATTATCATTAGATAAAAGTAATGCTGATATATCAGGATTTGAAGAGCCTAACTTTGTAGTAAAAGTTCCCAAAAAAGCATTTAAAGTAAATTGCCATGTTTATTCAGCAATGATAATAAAATGCAATATACCTTATAGATGGAGACTAAAGTATAATGAAGATATAGACCTTTGTATACAAGTTTTACATAATGGTGGTAAAACAACAAGTTGTATTTATTATATGGCTGATAAGGTAAGTACTGCACAAAAAATGAAAGGTGGTAATCAAGATGAATTATATAAAGGCAATGACCCAAAAAAGAATTTATTAAAAGCTAAAATGTTAGAAGCAGTTTGGCCTCAATATACAAAAACGGTTATTAGATTCGGAAGGCATCATCATATGATTGACTGGAAGATATTCAATAAAAAAACAGCATAAAAACAGCACGATGGCAGCTAAAGATATTGAGAAGCATAAGTTCAAAAAAGGGCAGACTGGTAATCCAAATGGAAGACCTCGTAAACTACCTGAATTGGACAAATTACTTGCAGATGTATTAGGAGAAGAGAAAGATGGATTGACTGCAGCAGAAGCGATATTAAAGGCACTAAGAGCGAAAGCAACTAAAGGCGATGTAAGAGCATCTGAAATATTGTTAGATAGAGCCTATGGTAAATCAAAGCAAACAATTGATAATAATGTTAACGTATCACAACCATTAGTCATAACACTAACGGCAAGTAATGATGACGAATGAACATAACGCTAACCAGCAGACAAAGCAAAGCATACAAGTTAGCACTTAATGGTGAAAAGAAAGTCATTGTATTTGGTGGTGCAATTAGAGGTGGTAAAACGTGGTGGCTTCTTATTACCTTATCAGCATTAGCATTAAAGTACCCACGTTCAAGATGGGTAATTATTCGTAAGACATTACCTGACCTTAAACGTACAACATTTCCATCATTTACTTCAATACTTAACGATGGTCTTAATGCTTATGTTAAACAATGGCATTTAGGAACTAATGTTGTTGAGTTTGTCAACGGCTCTGAGTTAATATTCATGGCTGAGTCCTATGACGATGACAAGGACTTGAATAGGTTTAGAGGTCTTGAAGTAAATGGTGCTGGTCTTGATGAGGTAAATGAACTACAAGAAGCAACATTCTACAAGGTTCAGGAGAGAATAGGTAGTTGGAACAAGGCAATAGGTGAACCACCAATAGTTTGTTTGGCTACTTGCAACCCAGCTAACAATTGGGTTAAGTCAGTAATCTATGAAAGGTGGCGAAGTGGCACACTACCTGAGAAATGGTCATACATCAACTCACGCATCACAGATAACCCATACATAAGTAAAGAATACTTAGAGTCATTAAAGGAATTACCACCAATCCAATATGCACGATTCGTAGAAGGTGACTGGGACGTGATGGATGATGTATCAAACCCATTTCTATATGCTTGGGATGATGAAAGACACATAGACGATTCACTAACTCTGAATCCTAACTTACCAGTATTTGTATCAGTCGATTTTAACATTAACCCACTTTCAGCATTAATCATCCAGCAACACACAACTAAAGGTTGTTCAGTCATTGGTGAGATAAATATAGACAAGGGTAGCATTGATGCCTTCTGTGATTATGTTGAGGGTCTTAATGTACCTCGTGGCTTACTTAGAATAACTGGTGATGCAATGGGTAGTGGTCGGAGCATTCAACAACGTGATAACTCAAGTGCTTATACTCAAATCAAAAGAAGGTTACACCTTGCAGATAGTCAGATAATCATACCAGCTAACCCTACCCACTACAATAGTCGAATAGACTGCAATAATGCACTTACAAGGCTTGACATAAAGGTTAACTCAGTTAAGTGCAAAGGTCTTGTATACGATGCTAAACAAGTACAATGTAATGCTGATGGTGGTATAATCAAATCAAATAGAAAGAATTTATCTGAAAGAGCAGATTTCTTAGATTGTTTTCGTTATTTTGTAAACGCTATTTTAAAAAGATACCTATGAGCATTTGTTCACCTTGTTACGATTCGGGCAGCTATGTAGATGTTTGTGCTACTGGTCTTACATTCGGGGT